ATGCCCATGTTAAAGCCATCACCAATGGCTTCGCCCATGTCTACGCCATCAGTTCCGGCTTCAACCATCATCCGACTTACGGCGTCCAGTATCGGCGCGAACTCAACAGCCATGCGCTGGGAGATGCCCTCAACCACCAGGCCAATGCGGGCAAAGGAGTCATTGGCGGCTTCAACCTGTGCCGCATCCACTGCGCTCAGTGAAAGCCCAAGTGCGTCCACTTCTTTGCGGCCGGCGCGTATGGCATCGCCGCCTTGCAGCATTAAGTTGACCATTTCGCCGTTGCGTATGCCCATCTGGCGTAATTCGTCGCCAGCCTCCTGGGTAGACAGCCCCATCTCTTTCATGCGATCGGCAATAGTGGCCAGTCGCTGATCTACGTCCATGCCTGACAGACTCTCGACAGACAAGCCAAGGCGTTCGAATGACTCAAACGCCGATCCACTGCCGCGCTGAGCTTCACCTAGTCGTGAGTTGAGCTTTTCCATCGCCTTGCCTAGCACTTCCGTACCGACACCGGCATCAGAGCCTGCAATCTGCAAGCCGCGCAGGCCGTCAATGGTGCCGCCAAGCTGCCTTGCAAGTTTTGCTTGCGAGTCCACGGCCTCAAGGCCGCGCCGAGTTAGCTCAATACCGATAGCGGCGCCAGCGGCCGCAACCGCAACGCCCATGGTCGCTACTTTCTTGCCAACCGCGGACGCCTCGTTACCAAACTTCTTCGCGGTGCCGCCAGCGGTGGCCATGCCCTGGTTAAATTTGGTGGTGTCGCTGGATACGCGCACGGCCAAGCTGCCAATAGCCATCCTGGTTGCCTCTAGTCTGGTGGGAATCCGGCCTTGACGCGGGCGCGGCGCAGTTCGTCTTTCATTTCCAGGGCTTCATCTTCGGTGATGCCGCCAGCCTGCCTTTTCTGATGCTTAATTTGTTCGGCCTTGGCGTCTGCAAACCAATAAAACTCGGTAGGGTGCATCGACCAGAACTCACGCGGGGACAAGCCCCAGCCGATGACAGCGGCCTGGTAAGCCGATTTTACGACCTGCCCGCGCTCGTCTTTTTTGACTTGGGCGCATCCTCGCCTTTTTCGGGTTCGGGCGCAGGGTCTGAGCGTACCGATTGTGGCAGCATCAGCTCCAGCAGGCTTGCCACGGCTTCGGAGATTGCGGCGAGGGTTTGGCCGTCTGCCCACATGCCTTTGTACACTTCCGCCGCGCTCACCCGGCAGCCCGCATAGCGCAGAACAACCGAGTAGGCCGCTGACAGTTTGGCTAATGGGATTTTGCCAGAAGACCGGCCCCGCTCAAGCTCCATAAAGGTTAGGTGGTCTTCCACTGCGGCGAGCACGCGCATTATGTGGTCATCGCCCCGTATCGTGTAGGGTACGCCCTCCCACGACAGTTCAATGTCATCAAAGATTGCCATAGTTGGGCCTTATGGTGCGGTGTAAGTGACTTCGCCGGATGCGCGCATCTCGAAAGAGTAGGTGCTGACATCGTTGTAGGTGTCCTCCAACGCGAAGGATGAAAGCCCAAAGCTCCCAGAGACAATTCCACCATCAGGGTAGGTCAGGGTATATGTTTCATTGCCGGTGGCCACGTTCAGCGCTTCGCCTAAAATGGAATGATCTGCAATGACGCCCTCCACCGAGATTGAAACGTCGATCTGGCCAGGCTCGTCAAGATGGGTAGCCCAGGCGCCCGAGTCGTCATCGGATGAATCGACCAACTCACGGTTAATGCTCAACGACTTGGTGCGCACGTTGGCAATGGGGGTGGTGCCTTTTTTAAGAATGACCTTGCGGCCGAGATACTTAGCCATGATTTATGCCTCGTCGTTTAAATTGATAACCATGCCACCAGGAATATCCATGCGGGCACGTATCGGTTCCAGAGTTATGCCGCCGTCACGACTGCACACCAGTTCATTGCCTTCGGGGGTTACTGCAAGCGCTATCACCTCCACGCCGTCCTCGGTTAAACGGAATGCTTCAACCGAATCAATGACCACGCCCATTGCGTCCATGACAACAAGGCCGTGGCCGTCCTGCTCCATATCAATCCATTCAGACCCCATAGCCAATCTCGTCAATTAGAACGCGGAAAGACGACACGCCATGATAAGTGTGGCCGTCAGGGTCAATCGTTACCGGTTGCTCCTGGTCAAAGTCGCAGCCGATAAATTCATGGTCAGGGACTGTCAGTGTGGCCCTGTGCAGCGCTTGATAGATTGCGGCCTGTATGCGCTTGGTTTCGCGCTTGCCGTCGTACCGGCTCCACACGTCAATGGTCACGCTAATATCACCACCGGATGATGTGTCAGTGGACATATCGAGGACGGAATCACCGCCGATGACGATGTAAGGGAATGCAGAATCGTTACCGGAGTCGCCGGCCTGCGTCACGTCGTCGTAAATGGCCGGCATTCCTGCGGCATTGATGCGACTCGCAAGCAGCGCCACAAGATCATTGCTGCCAGACAGCGCGGAATAAATAGCAATTTGAACGGCGTTCGCCATACCTTCAGCCATTGCGCTTTGCTCCTTGCTTTTTAGCCTCTCGCGCCAGAGCCTTTTCCAACTTTTTGCCAAACTCGCGGGCGAAGATTGCCGGTAGCTGAGGCTCTACTGCGGAAACGGTGGGCTGGATGAATGGCTGCGCTGAGTTCTTTTGTGTGCCGAACTCGATCATGTGCCAATAAAAGGCGTCATTTTTCGAGCCCTTGCCGTGCTCAATGCGCACGTCTGATATCGCCACATCGCCCTGCATTTTCCGCCGCTTGGCCTTGATAGCCTTTCGAAGAGTGCCGTCGTCTTTCGGTGCTTTCTTGCGCATCTGTTTTGCAACTTCGGTGGCCACGCCCTGTACCGTTGCGCGGGCAAGGTTGCGGGCCTGCTTCGGCGCGAGATCCTTTGTCATCTTGCGGAACTCTTCAATACCGGTGATCTCAAGTTGACGGTCACGTTGAGCCATCAGGTAGCCACTCCCCGGCTGCACTCAAGGGGCAGGTAGGCAGATCGCTTGCCACCGTCTTGAGCGAATGTGATATTCATGACGCGATTCATCCCCAACCAGTTAACGCGCCAGGTTTCGTTCACGTCGCTGCGGTAGCGTATGACAACCAGATAACCGCCTTCAGCCTGGGTGCGGTCGCCGTTCTGGCGCTCGGTGCCGCGCAGTGGGCGAACGTGCGCCCATACTTCGGTTTGGGTTTCCCAGACTTTGGTGAAGCCGCCCTGGTTGTCAGGGGTGCGGATCTCTTTTTGCAGCTCAATACGTTGATCTAGTTCGCCGGGTCGGAATTTCATTTAACCCAGCCTTTTCGATTAATCGAAACAAGCGATTGAACCGCCATCGGAAGCTGACTTACGGAAGTCCCGACAATGGCTATTCCGCGGTTCTCAAACCAATGGACTACAAGCATTCGAATTGCGCGATTGATCGACATAGGGATGTCGCTGTCGCTGTCTCCAAAGCCCGCTTTGTAAGTAATCGTGATGGCGTCAAGCTGATCGGTTAGGGCCGGCCATGCCTTGCCCGTTTTGGGCATAAGATAGGCCCAATCTTCCTCTCCGTAAAAATTAAAATCCGAGACAGTCGCAGTCTGCTCATTACCTGAGCCGTCAAAATAGGTTATAGAGTCAATGGATTGCGCCGGGGTTATGGGTAGCTCTATGCGCCCGAGCCTGTCGGCGCAAGTAACAGAAAGTTTCCATGTCTGGGTAATGAACGCCTTTCCAATGACGCCACTCGGCGCCTCCATAAAGTCAGTGGCAGCCATGATGAGTGATTCAATTAGCGCGTCTTCAATGTCCCGATCTTCGCGCAGGTCTGCTTTCGCTTGTGCCAGAGTCACCGGCAATACCGCAGGCTTCACTGTGCGTCGCAATATCTGATCGCGGTGGTCGAGGCTCATTGTTTATTCCTTTACAGCTTTTTGAGTGCTGGTTTTTTTGATGGCCGTTTCCTTTGTGGCGACTGATACCGCTTGAGATGCGGCAATCATTCGGCGGCCTTCATCCTCGCCAACTTCTATAATTTCGCCTGCACTGTGGGCCGTTCTGGCGCCAGCTCGGCTTACCGTTAGCTGAACTTTCATAGCAGAAACCTCAAATGAGCAGGCGCCCCGTAGGGCGCCTTTTGTGACTTTCCGCCAGATTAGCTGGCAGCGTGTATCAAGTGCTTGACGGCTCCGGTATTAATCAACTCGGAGTCAAAGCGCTTGAAACCAATCATGCCCACCTGGAACCTCTCGGCGTAACGCTCGCGCAGGGTCATCACTTCAAAGCCGCGAACTTTGCGAACCAAGAATTTTGACATATCACCGAAGATGATCGGCTTGGAGCTGGCCTCAGAATCTGCCATTGCCTGGTTGACGCTGTACGGCTTACCCTGGAAGGTGTCGGGCTCGCCAGAGCGAACGTCGCCCATCTGCCACAAGTAGTTGCCATCGCCGTCCTTCAGCTTCCGAATAGCGGCCAGTGTGGTGTCGTTGAACATCCAGCGACAGCGCGGGGACTGGCGGTAGGCGGGATCAACAGAGTGAAAGAAATCAACCAGTTCATCAGCCGTAAAGGTTGTGGCTCCGGCAGTTGTGATCCCTACGCTGGACGCAGGGACGATGCCGTGCGGCTGGCCTGATCCTGTGCCAGTGGTGAGGATCTGGTTTGCAGTGCGTCCAAGGCGCTCACCGAATAGCTCTGTCATCAGCGCCTCAATGTTAAACGCAGAATCCTGAAGCAGCTCCAGCGGCACCTTTACCATGCCGGTGTCGTAGATGAATGCGTTGAACATCTTCTCACCGAACACCACGTCATCGGTGCCGTCGTCATCAACCTCAGCGTTCTCGGCCTTGAGGCGTCCACGGCTAGCCGTGTCGTCAACAGTCGGATAAGGCAGTGGGTTGCCGGTAGCGGTGTTCAGCTCCTGCACAATACCGCCATCCCACATTGGCCCCCACAATGCCAGTGCCTTGTCGATGGTGCCGGCAAAGCCTTCAGGGACGGTGTAGCCGCCAGCGGAATCGGTGCCGGTTGATTGTGCGCGGGCCTCCTGTGGCAAGTTAGCGCGGCCTGACATGAGAACGGTGCGCTCTTCACTGTCCAGGCTTGCAGCGCCAAAGCGCAGTTGCTTACTGAAAACTTCCTTGTACTCGGGGGTTTTCTCGTGGTCTTCAGCGGCTGCTCGCTGCTCCTTGTGGTCAGGCGCAGGGCGGCGGGAGTCGCCAGCACTGGCGCGACTCTCGGCAGATGCCAGTTTTTCTTCGCGCTCTGCTTGCCCGCCGATTTTGTCGTGGTCGGCCATAATGGCATCGAAGCGAGCTTCAATTTCTTTCGCTTCCGCTTCGGTGGTCTTGTCGGTGATCTTGTCAAACTCAGCGCGGGCGTCCGTGGCCAGTTTAGCCATGCGTTCCCGCAGTTCGATTAGCTTAGACATATTAATTTCCTGTCGTCTTATTGCCTTGCCCAAGGGCAAAGATGGGCACCAGAAGCGGGAACCGCTACTTGGCTGCTGACCCAAGGGCCAGTTTCATGTGAAGCCGCGACCGTGTGGCCATGGCTTTGCGTTCGGGTTCTTGCGTTGCCTGCCGGTGCTCTTGCAGACTGCGAAGGCCAATGTCTGTTCCGTCATAAGCAGGGTTCGTGACAATTGAAACGTCTGATAAGGACGCCTGGCGAATGGTGCGTAAAGGGGTTTCCCCGCTGTCGTCCCACTCCTGAACTTCTGGATAAAAAGCAAAGCTCATTTTGTCCAGGTCGCCGCGCTTCATTTTTGGGACAATGGAGCGAACGTCTGGGTCTTCCGGGTCCAGCTCGGTTTCCATGTACAATCCGCGACTGTCTTCCCGAAGTGTCAAAGTTCCAGATCGAGTGCGGGCCAGCGGTAGCCCATCGTGATTAACCAGGAACACAACATCGTCGCGGCCGATGGCGTCACGGAATGCGCCGGGGGCAATGACTTCGCGGAACATTCCGCCAATGTCAGCCTCTTCGTTGAACACGGCGGCATAGCCAGACACCTTGATTGCTTCGCCATCCATTCGAATTTCAACCGGCTTGCCGGCTCTAAGTTCATGCTTCATTGCTTGTTCCTTCTGTGGCCGGAGGTGTAATGGGCTGGGAGCCGAGCGGGACTGTGGCGCCCTGAATCATTAACTTGTTGCCCTCGTCCATGTCTGAACGGTTTTCTTGCCTGCGAGCCTCGTTCGGTGTAAGTACGCCGTTCTGTATGCCGGATGCGTATCCATCCATGCGGGTCTTGAAGTCGCCTCGCAGCAGTCCGTCCAGGTTGAACTCGACATAAAATTCATTGTTCAACTTACCGAACAACTTCAGGTTCATCTCCTGTTCAGTTTGCTCGACCCACCGCTTAATGGTGTGCTTAACAAAATGGAGATCCTGCTGCTCTGTGTTGCTGAACGTGCCATTACTCAAATCCTGCAAGAACGTCGGCGGCAGAGAATAGATTCGGGCGTACTCTTCAATCAGGAATCGCTTCAGCTCAACCAGTTGAGACTTCTCTGGGTCAATACCGATGCTCTTTATTTCATGC